AAATAACAAGTTTGATATTATTCCCGCTAAATTTAATAGATGTGTTATATTTAATGGTAAACTACCACATGGAGGATACATAGAAGATCATAAAAAATATTGTAGTGACACTTGGAGATATAACGCAGTGTACTTCTTAGAAAGCAAGAAATAGGATATTTACTAACATAATAAAGGAAAAACAAAATGATTAAACCAGAAGAACTAAAAGACCAAAATTTTAAAATATTTTTAGGAATGCCAATGTATGGTGGATTACTTACTGAATCAACACTACATGGTTTGTTGGAGTTACAGTCTTGGACTCAAGCTAACAATATTGCAATGAGAATACAAACAATGGGTAATGAAAGTTTAATTACTCGTGCTCGAAATACCATAGTCTCTATGATGATGGACGATAAAGATTTTGTTGCTACACATCTTTTATTTATAGATGCTGACATAGGTTTCACTTGGCAAAATATTCAAAGATTACTTTGTGTAGATAAAGATATAGCTTGTGGAATTTATCCCAGAAAACATTTATATCTTGAAAAGATTAAAGACATTTTAAAAGAAAATCCAAATGCTACCCCTGATGAAATAGAGGCTAGAGCCTTAGGGTATAATGTAAACTTTGATGACCCTTTAAATTTAAAAGGTGAGGGAGGTTTTTTTCCTGTGCAAGAAGCAGCTACTGGTATGATGCTTGTGAAAAGAGAAGTATTTAGAACTATGATGAAGAAGTTTCCTGAAAGAAAATATGAGTCTGATCAAATTGTTAACGGTGGAGCTTATAGGTCTGATAATTGTTATGACTTGTTTGCTGTTGGACCATACAACACTAAAACCAAAGAAGGTCAACCACAAATAAGATATCTATCCGAAGATTACTACTTCTCTCGTCTATGGCAGGAGTGTGGCGGGCAGATTTGGGCTGACTTAGCGATGCCTTTAACTCACTTTGGTAATAGAGCATTTAAAGGTCATGTTGGGTCTTTAGTTGCTAAAAAAGAGTAATTTATATATATTGGCGTCATGCCATTAGTAAATTTTAGACCAGCACCAGGTATTAATAAAGAAGTCACCGATTACACAGGCGAAGGCAAGTGGACAGACGGTGATAACGTACGTTTTTTTCAAGGATTACCGCAGAAAATTAAAGGATGGGAGAAATTTATCTCCACAACCTTGGTGGGTGTCGCTCGTGATCAACATGCTTGGGTAGCTTTAGATGGCACACGATACAACGCTGTTGGTACTGATAGAAAGCTTTATGTTATAGAAGAAGGATTAGCTTATGACATTACCCCTATTAGAGAAACACAAGCTTTAACTAATCCCTTTACTACAAATGCAACCACATCTGTTGTTGTGACTGACACATCTCATGGTGCACAAAAAGGAGATTTTGTAACCTTTGATTCCTTCTCAGCTATTGATGGTTTAGATATGAATAAAGAATTTGAAGTTACATCAGTAGCTAATAACAATGCTTATGTTGTAACAACAACCGCTGCTGCTTCAGGATCAACAGCAAGTGGTGGTGGATCAGGCAATGCTAAATATCAGATATCAATTGGACCTGAAACATCTACTTCAGCTTTTGGTTGGGGCACTGACTCATGGGGTTCTAGTACATGGGGCACTCCTTCTACTACTTCAAATGTTACTTTGGAAGCGAGACAATGGTCGCTAGATAATTTTGGTGAGGATTTAATTGCAACAGTTTTAAATGGTGGTGCTTTCAGGTGGGACACATCAACAGGGGTAAGCACAAGAGCCGCTGCTATATCAGGTGCACCAACCGCATCGAGAATAAGTTTAGTTTCAACGCCTGATAGACATTTACTTTTTATGGGAACAGAAAACACAATTGGAACTATAGGTTCGCAAGATGATTTACTAATAAGATTTTCGGATCAAGAGGATATTACCACGTATCAACCTACAGCAGAAAATACTGCTGGCTCATTAAGAATTGCTGACGGATCACGGATCGTGGCAGCAGAGCGATCAAGAGGTCAAATACTTGTATGGACAGATACATCATTACACTCAATGCAGTTTATTGGTCCTCCTTTTACTTTTGGTTTACGACAATTAGGTCAAAACTGTGGAATTATTGGTAGTCACGCAGGACTTGATTTGAACGGTGTTGCTTATTGGATGTCGCAAGATTCTTTTTATCTTTTTGATGGTACAGTTAAAAAATTACCATGTACCGTGGAACAGTTTGTTTTTGACAATATTAATATAACAGGATCTGAAAATGCTTTCGTAGGTCACAACGGTGAGTACAATGAAGTATTATGGTTTTATCCTAGAACAGGATCTGACACAATTAATGCAGTAGTGGCTTATAACTATCTAGAGCAAACTTGGTGGACAGGAACACTAGATAGAACAACTTGGATTGATAGAGAAGTTTACGATAATCCTGTAGCCTCGGACTACTTACCAACGACCACGGCCAACAATGAAGTCATCTCTGGTTTAACTGATGGTGCCACCCAAATGTTTTTACATGAGACAGGAAATAATGCAGACGGTGAAGCCATGACTGCTTTTGTGAAATCAGGATCTGTAGAAATAGGTGAAGGTAATGATATTCTTTTTGTACAAAAACTTATACCTGATATTCAAAATCAAGAAGGTACTTTAAATATGAAATTAGAATTTAAGTATTATCCAAACAATACAACAAGCACTATTAAGACAGCGACCTTTACTGACACAACAGAGTTTGTAAGCTTACGAGGAAGAGGTAGAGAATTCACAGTCAATGTTGTCTCTAATACAACAGGCACCGCTTGGAGATTAGGAACACAACGTTTTGATATACAACCTGATGGTAGAAGATAATGGCAAAATTAACATTACAAAGATTTCCTGACCCTAGACCTGAGTACGATGCTCAACAATCTGCTGAACTAATTCGACAGTTAGAGGAAATGATACAACAATTGAACACTCAATATACACAAGACACTCAAGAGGAGTCCACAAGAAGAGCGTGGTTTTTTAGTTAATGGCTGACGTTTTTAAAAGATTTATTGCAAACTTAACTACAACTGATTTAACTACAATCTTTACTGTGCCTACAGCTAATGTTGCAGCTACACCACCAGTACCTGTGTCTACTTTCATAGTAAAAACAATAAATACACATAATTATGATGGATCAAGTGCTGTAACTGTAAATATTGATCACAATAATGGAAGTGCTGATTTTCAAGTTTTTCAGGTAGACGTATCAGCGTCAGATACAAACACAATTTCAACTTCAATGGTCTATCAAGAGGGTGATGTAATGAAATTACAAGCTAATGCTGCTTCTAGAGCAATAGTTGAAGTGACCGTATTAGAGATCAAGCAACAACAATAAACCTGTTGATTTCCTAGCTTTCTACCTATAAAAATAGAGTATGGCAAAGATTGTAGATGAACCAAAGATCCTGCGTTATGACTCGATCGATGGTAAAAAAGTTCCTGTATATAGTGCAAAAGTAGAAACAACTGTCACTAATACTAAAACAGGTCAAGAATATAATTCACACGAGGAATGTCAGGCAGATATTGACAATCCAGATACAGACACAAAAGAAGCAGATATTAGAAGAGATGTTCATGTGACAGCTCCGAATGTATTCGCTGGAGCACATACACTACCGGAGTAAAAATGTTAAAGAACTTTATTGAAGGAATCAAAGATGTTTTACCTGCGATAGGTGGCACTATCGGTTATGCGGTAGCTGGACCAGCAGGTGCTGCTCTTGGTTCTGGATTGGGTTCTGTAGTTAGAGGTGATGAAGGTCAACAAGCACTACAAAATGCATTAATCGCTGGAGGTATAGGCTATGGCGGTCAAAGATTTTTATCTGGCGGGTCAGGACCTATTGGACAATTTTTTAGTCAGGGTAGAATACCTGGCATTGTTGGTGGAGACACCGGAATATTAAAAGCATTTAGTGAAAGACAGTTTTCTCCTGGTATGACCAGTTTTGGTTTTGGTGGTAAGTATTTACCAGCTGAAACAGCGGAGGCTGCAAGAACAATTGGAGGCACTTACACAAGTGGTGAAGCAGGGTTCGGTATGCAAGGAGGTACTGAGATTAGAGGTGCAACCTTAAAAGAATTTGATGCGTTAAAAGCTTTAGGCACTGGAGATTCAGACATGGAAATTTTAGCACAGGCTAAGAAAAATGTTTTAAGTGGAAACTCAGGCACAGATGCTACAGGAGGAATTCTTTCTAAGTTTACAGAATTTGCAAAAACTAATCCTGAACTTCTTATAGGTGCTCTTGGTTTAGCGGGAACTTCAGGTTTCTTTGATGAAGGAGATATGGAAAGATTGCCAAGTGGTCCTGAGGTAGGGAGTCAAGGTTCATTACCTACAGGTATGGCTTCTCTTAGAAACCCGGTTGCAGGCGAGGGTGGACTTTATTCTTATAACATGGCTAAAGATGGTGGTATCATGCACGCTAAAAAAGGTGAGCAGGTCAACGATACACTTCCTAGATTTAATGAGACTCTGGAAGAATATAAAGGCAGAAGAGATGACGGTTTAAGTCAGGCAGATAAAGACATGCTTGAAATGTTAAGAGAACAACGTAGACAAGAGATAATTGAAAGAATGCAACAAGAAAAATTTAAAATGGATCAGTTTGAAAACCCTCAATTCACTCCTAATAAAAAATTAACGATTGGTGCTGCTCAAGGTAGAATGATGGACGGTAGTATAAATAATTTTGAAGAGAACAGTCCTAGAAGAGATCTTTTTTTAGAGAGAGGAGGTCCAATATCCGATGACCGTGGATCACCGAACAAGGACACTGTTTATGCAAAATTAGCTGATGGTGAGTTTGTGGTTAACGCAGACACAGTCGCCGACATAGGTTATGGTATGGGAGCTCGTAACTTATCAGATGCAAAGGATTTAGGTGGATCTTTCTTTTATGGGTTACAAGATGCTCAGAAAAAAGGTATACTAGGTAATATGGTAGGTATGGCATAATGGCAGTTCAAGAACAAATCATTAGACAACCAGATTTCATAGAAAAAAGAACGGAACAACTTTTAGAGTCTGTCTTTGGACCCAGTGGTGTTGCAAATACGGCTCAAGCAATTCCTGCCGCCAGTGTTGCAGGTTTTCAACCATTACAAAACACAGCTCTTTTTTCCGCTGCAACAGATGTTGCTAACACAAACGTCTCTTCTGGTATTGGAGCTTATCAACCTTATCTAGGTGCAGCCTCACAACAATTAGGAGCTGCGGGTACAACAATGGGCGCTGGATTAGGAGCCATTGGACAAGGTGTTGGAATGGTTGGTCCATCTAATGTTCAACAATTCATGGACCCTTATCAACAAAACGTAACACAAAATGTTTTAGCTGAGATTGATCGTCAAGGTGCGATGGCACAGAATCAAGCAGCAGCTCAGGCAGTCGGTGCAGGTGCTTTTGGTGGTGGTCGTGAAGGAGTTCAGAGAGCTGAGTTAGCTAGAAACTTACAAGATATTAAATCAAGACGAATTGCAGAAGATGTACAAAGAAACTTTTTACAAGCTCAACAACAACAATTACGATCTGCAGCTACTCTTGGTCAACTAGGTCAACAAACATTAGCAGGTGGTATTGCACAACAAGGTTTAGCAGAGCAGACTGCTGGTCTAGGTTCTATGGCCCAATCAGCAGGATTCAGGGACATTGGACAATTATTAGGTCTTGGTGGTTTACAACAACAACAAGATCAGATGCAACGTGATGTAGCTCGTCAAAATACTTTAGAAGCACAAAGAGAACCTTTTGGTCGATTACAGTTTGCTTCAGATATTTTACGAGGTGTTCCTTCCGGTCAACAAGTATTTACAACACAACCTTCACCTTCTCCATTTAGTCAATTATTAGGTGCAGGAGTGGGTCTAGCAGGTATTAGTTCTTTATTGGGTGATTCAGGTTTTAGTTTCTAATAGGGTAATGAATGTCAAATGTACTTAATAGAAAAATGTTCGTCAAAGGCTACCGAGGAGGTTCCTCGGTAAGAAGCGAACCTCGTGGCGCTCGTCCAGATAGTGTCTATGACACAGGCTTGTTCAAGCCTATTTTAGGTTTTGATTTTCTTAGTGGTATAGCTTCTGGTGCTAGCACTGCCAAAGAAGAGCGTGCAAAAGGCGACAGTCCTTACATTACTAAATCTATTATTTCTAATTTAAAAGAAACTTTTGAAGCTGCCCCTGATTATTATGGAGATACTTTCAACTACTTATTAGCTCCTATTGAAGATATTAATAGAGGAATTGTTCAAGAACTCTCAACTGGTGTTTTTGGTTTAGATAGAGGAACTATTGATACAGGCTTAGGTTCTGGTATTAGATTTAAAACAGAAAGCAATCCATTTGGTTTTCCTTCACAGTTTGGAACTGATCCTATTAGTTTCTTTGCTGAAGAGTATCCTGCGGGTTCACAAAAAAGAATGAATTTTTTAATGAACGCTATAAGAGAACCAAACTTTCAAAGTGATTTAGCTAAAATAGGTGTGGGTACAGCAGAAATTAAACAAGCTGAAAAAGCTTTAGTTCAAAAGTTTAAACAAGCTAGAGCAGAAGGCTTGTCCGATGAACAAGCAGCCGCCGTGTATGACTTTCCTAATGAAGATGTTTTCTCTAACGCAGCAGATGCGGAGGGTGGAGCTGCAGGGACAGTTCCTTTCAAAGATGTGAAGACCGGTGACTTGTCTTTAATGGAAGACTTAGCGAAAGAAGGTCCTTTTCCTCAACTACAAACTGATTTAAAAAGAGGCGGTGAAAGTCCATTTACCATAGACAAGCGAACAAAAGATTTAATTAAGTTATTAGGTGGCAAAGATGCTCAAACCAATGATGAGATAATCAATGAAGAAACAAAAAATGTTGTAGAGTCAAACAATGCTACTGAAGGAACTCAAAGCGAGGCTAACTTTGCAAATAAATCTCAAGCTCAAAGTAATATAGCTAATCAAGAAGCTGAAGGTTTTGACTTTGAAAAAGAGACTCAACGTTTTAAAGATCTTTTAAGAGAATCTACTGCGGTAGAAGATAAAACAACTCCTGCTTTATTGTTATTACAATTAGCATCTAATCTGGTGTCAGGTAAAACAAACGAAAAAGGTTTTGCTGGTTTCTTAGATGTCTTAGGTCAGGCAAGTGGTCCTGTTCTTAACACTGCTGTTCAACTAGCTCAAGACAAAAAAGCTTACGAAAGAGAACTTGGTGCGACCGCTGTATCTTTAGCGTTTGAAAAAGAACAAGACATGTTAGACAGAGCGGCCACGATTGCAGCAAACGAAGCTAAGTTAAATGAAGGTTTTGATAAAACTATGTTTGCAAGACAAGTAGAATATGCCCCTAATGGAGATATTCTTAGATATACATCCACTTTTATTCCTGTTGGAAGTATGACAGAATTTAATGCACTAAATGTTCCAAAAACTCTAGATGTAGGTAACGGACAAAGTATTGTGGCAAGACCTTATATTCTTACAGATAGTTCAGACGGAGCTGCTTTTTACAAAGGTATTCGTAATCAAGACCAGTTCTTTAAAGAAGGTCTTCCTGTTATGGATAATCTCTTAAACACAATTAACTTTGTCAGTGCTATTCAAGGAGAAGACTTGGTGGACGAAAATACAGGTAAAGCTATTGTTGGTCCAAAAGCTCTAGTAGATTTAGGTATTGCTAAAGCTGGAGACTTTATATCTGCTTTAACCAACAATGTTGATACAGCTCAACTTTACAGTTCACAAGAAGCATCTGACATAAAAGCTGCTTTTTCTAATATTGAAATGCTCGATGCAGATGAAGAAACAAAAGCCAGAATGAAACAAGACTTATTATTAAAAACACAAGGTGTTGATTATGACGGAATGTTTATTAAAGCTTTAAATGATGAAGTATTTAATCAAAAAGTTTTTGGTGATTTTACAATGATGCAAATTATGCAAAACCCTGGAGCTGTTGAAGAATATATGAAAGGAAATAACTTAACTGAGGACAGTCGTATTCAAGTTATGAATCAATATGGTGAACCTGAAATGGTTCGTATTGGCAATGTTCAAAAAGATGCTCAAGATACCTTTGATTTCTTAGTTCAATCAGCAGAGGAAGAGGGTGTTGTGTTTGATGGGCAAAAGTTTGTAAGACCCGCACCAAATAGTAAAGAAGTTTACACTTACAGTTTTGGTGGTAAGCAATTAAGTATTAACCCTAAGGTGTTTCAATTAGGTTTAAAATCTAAAATATTAGGTATTCAGTTTGCACGTTTTCAACAACCTGAACAACGATTATTGAAAGATACAATTGAGTCTTCTATCAGTGAGTTTCAATTAGGAAGTGTTTTTTCTGGTCCTCAAGAATTGAATTCAAAACTACAAGAGTTTAAAGACGCAGCTATATTAAGATACAACGGTCTTGTGCAACAAAACTTTATGACAGAAGAGCCTGGTGTTGCTGCTCTTTATAGCTGGCAACCGAACAAAGTTTCTGTTTTTAACGCACCTCCACAGGGAATAGGAGGTATAATGATTAATCCTGGAGCAGTAAGTCAATCAAACCTACCTCCAGAAAAAGTTAATCAAAACAACTTACAATCAACAGGTCAAAATATTAATGAAAAAGCTAAATACTTTGATTTAACAAATATCTTAGATCAATATGGAGTAACTTATTAATGAAAAACTATTTAACACTTGATGATATGTATCTAGCTAGAATGCAGTTTCAACAAGGTACAGACAATCCTGAAGTCATGGACGGTGTTACTATGCAAGATGTAAAAGAATTTGCAGAGGGTGATTTAGTTGAAAATGATAAACCTGATTTAGAAAAAGGTGAGGACTTACCGACAATATTTGGCTTTCGACAGGCTGCAGAAAAATATGAATCTGCTGGAAAGTTTGCATCTGCTAAACTTCCTTTAGACGGCATGAAACAAATTGTTTCTAAGGTTGCCACCGAGGGAATGAAAAAAGGATTACCAGAACAAGAGATTATTAAAAACATTAATTACTTTATGGATCAATATGGTTATACGGATAGAATGATGCATCCTGAAACATACGACCTAAATGAACTAGATGATAAGTTTGAATACTTTACAGATAGACCTAATCCTCTTCCTGGTTTGAAATTATTGACTAGCATCTCTTCTTCTTTAGGAGGAACAGTAGCGGGAGCTAAAATAGGTGCAAACATTGGTAAGTTTTTTGGTTTACCTGGTGCAGCGGTAGGTGCTGTTTTAGGTGGCACAACCGCTTATATTTCTTCTTTGGCAGGTTATGAAGGTTTGATGACTCATCTTAATTCAAAAGGTGTTTTATATAGTCCTACTTTTGATGAGTATGGTGAGATGATTGGTTATGAAACAGGAATTAATAGACCTACTCAAGATCAATTAGTTGATTATTTAAAAAAAGAAACTCAGTTTGACTTGATGCTAGGTGGTGGTTTAACAGCTGTTCGCCCTGTTATGAGTTTGTTTAAAGCAGGCGGAACAAAATTACTTTCTCCAAACGAAGGTATTTATAATAAATTAAAATCTATTGGTGTTGACCCAGGAAGAGCTGAAGTCTCAAATATTCCAATCATTAATTCTCTTCCTAATGTTTTAGGTCGTGTTCCTTTCTTTGGTCCTGAGTTTGAAAAAGCTTATGCTAAAAATGTAGGAGGTTTTCTTAAAGCAGGAGAGAGAAAAGTTCCAGGTTTTAAAGAATTAGTAGATGCTGCAAAAGCAGGCCCTGTGTCACCTATGGCTAAAATGGGATACAATGTTAGAGAAGCTTTCTTAGCGGGTGATAGAAAAATGATGGATGACATCTTAGATAAGTATCGCCTTCGTGATGAGTCTGGTAGACTTCTCAATAAAGCTTTTGATATTGAATCTTTGAGAACTTTCTCAAAAGAAATGTTTGATCGATTAGGTGCTGGAACAGATTTTGGTAAAGCCTCCGGCGATTTAAAAATGGTTTCTGATTTATTCAAAGAAATTTACGATCCAAAGAACTCAGCTAATGCAGGTCGTTTTGTTGATTATGATAGAGTTAAATACATGAAAGACACTATATCTACAACAATTGGAGATTTAACTGAAAGAGGCGTAAGTCGAGTTGGTAAGAGCTCTGTTGATGATTTAATGAGAGCCCAAGACTTTTTAGAAAGAATTCTAGGTAATCCTATTAAACCAGCAAATGTTACGGATGAAGCTTTTGATAAACTTAAAAAAGCTTATATGGATAACTTAAACACAGCAGATAAAGAATACGCTCAATACGCTATTCTTATGGGCGATCAAAAGAAAAATTTTAAAGGCGCTGGTAGTTTTTATTTTGAAGATAAAGTTTTAATGGGTGGCAGTTTTCTTGATGATCTTTTTGAAAAAGCGTTTACATTATCTACTCCACAAGGTGTAAGAACTATTCACAAAATATTTAAAGCAGCTGATCCTAAATCATTAAAGGCTGTTGGTATTAAAGGATCTGGTGAAGATGCTTTTAAAGAAGCTTTAACTTTCAAACTTGGAAAATCTTTTCAAGAAGCGTTTACAACAACAAGTAAGGGCAGTGCAGGTCTTGCCGATGACTTAGGTAAGATGACCTTTGACGTTCAAAAATATAAAATGAGCTTGGGATTAGATCAGTTTGGTAAATTAGATGATGGTAATTTACGAGGATTGTCTGAAGCTCTTAACTTAGCAAAACTAAAAGATGCAGGTGGAGAAACGTTAACTGTTGATACTTTAAAAAACTTTGCAGATGCTTCTGCTATTTTCTTTAATAACAAAAACTTTAACTTATCTACCTTTTTAGCTAGAAGAGCTCAGATCGGTGGTGTGCGTTCCTTCTTACGTGGTATTACAGGTGCGGGTCTAGTGGGTGCTTCTACTTTAACAGTGGGTCCTATAGGCACAATTGCTGCTGTATTGTTATCTAAATATTCTGCTCGTTTAATGGCACAACCTTTTGTGTTAAGACCGATGAGCGAAGCAATGAAAGACTTATCTAGTGGTAAATATTTAAAAGATCCAAGTAGCCTGGTTAGTTTAGGAAGAGCCCTAGAGAGATTTTTTGACAACGATCAAGCTTTAGAAAATTCATTAGAAAATGATTTTACTCAACTAGGTATGATTGAAGCTGCAGAAGATTCATACAGTCAGTTTGGTGGATTAAAGGACGTAGCCGAAAAAAACAATTTAGATACCAGTAAGTTTGTTGAAACTGTCAAAGAAAAATTACTACCTGATACAAAACAAGATGAAGTAACAAGACCAACAACTGTCCTGTCTACTTCAGACGCAGCTCAACAACCAGAGACCACGGTTCAAGTTCCTAATGCAGAACAGGTAGCTCGACCTAACAATATTCCAAATATCAACGAAGTTATTAATCAACCATTAGCAGCTAGTGTTGCTGATCCACAAGCAGCAGAAGTATTATTTCCACAAGATGAATTACTACAAGCTTCCTTAAGGAGACGAGTATAATGGCTCGAGGTAGAAAAAGAAAATCAGGTGATACAAGAAGCTTTGGTCAGTTTAAAAAAGAACAAGGACTACCACCAGCTAATAGACCCATTTCTCCAAGCACTGCGGGTGGTGGATATCAAGCAGGTGCTGACCCAGGTAGGGGAGAAATTAGCAACTACAGTCCTAAAGATCAAAAAAAAATATATGACTTTGCCGGGGGTAGAGATAAATTTCAAGAAGCAGCTTCTGGAATTATGCAAAAGTATCCACGAGGCGCAGACATTGACAAATATTTAGATAGGATAAATCTTTACAATAAAGGAATCATGTATGGAGGAAATCAATACAAGGATGATACTGGTCTTGAAAGATTAAACTTAGTTAACAAAAATTTTAAAGATGATACAGGGGGTACCATACTATCGCTGACAAGACCTGAATTAACTGCTGTACCACCAACCCTAGGTGAACTTGTCGGAGATATTGCTAGAGGTGGAGGGAAGCTTTTACAAGCAGGTGCTGATTTTACTTTAGGTGGTGGAGCTACTGGTGAGTTATTAGACTTTATAAAAGAGAAGTATGAAGGGAGTAAACAGAAGTTAAATAGATTTATAAATCCTCCAGGTGAAGCGGTAAGGGAAAACTTAGAGGGTATATTGCAAAATGCGGGAGCTAATAATAATCCTTTGTTTAATAACATGTCTTTCGAACCTATAAGAGTTAGTGAAATGGATCCTTCTAACTTAACTGCCGAAGCTTCAGGAATAGAAAATGTTTTTAATAAAATTAGACAGCTTCAAGATTTTGGAAGTGAGCTTCAAGATTTTGGAAGTAAGTATGGATTAGATGGTATTCAAGTAGATCCTTTTAATTTAAACAAAGGCATAGGTTATGAAAATCAATTTATGTTTAATGATATGCCTATTGATTATGGTTTTAACGTAAAACCTAGTGGAGATTTTGATTTTAATATTGGACTACAGTACTAAGATGTGGTTGAAACTCAGAAACTTATTTAGTAAAATACTCTTTTTTAAAAGAAAGGAAGTAGATGAACATGAAAGATATTGGGGAATCGGTAGTTGAAATTTGTCCTATTTGTGAACTCGATGTTGAGGATTGTGATTGTTTTGAATGATAAAAATAACTGATGAGCTTAAAGCTCGGGTGCAGGACCATGAAGGCCTAAGGACTTCGGTATATTTAGATAGTTTAGGTAAAAAAACTGTGGGTATAGGCCATCTCGTGCAGAAACATGAAATGGAAAGATTTGCTGAAGGCGTAGAAATACCTATGGAAGAAATTATAGAGATATTTGAAATGGATTTAAACAGAGCGGCAGCTGGTGCTGATTCTTTAATAGAAGAATGCATTGGTCACGATTTGCCTCAACACGTAGGTGAAGTAATTCTTGAGATGGTCTTTCAGCTAGGAACACAAGGTGTTCGAAAATTTAAGAAGATGTGGAAAGCGATGCGGGTTAAAGATTGGAAAACCGCATCATTGGAAATGAAAGATTCGAAGTGGTGGAAACAGACACCGAAGCGCTGTGAACACTTGGCTGAAATTGTTGCAAACTCTGGACCTAATTATTAAAGAGTTCTTCTAATAAAATTAGGGAACTGACCTTCGTTTTTGTAGGTCATGTAGGCTGCATACCAATCTTTTTTATATTCTGCTTGGCAAAAATCTTTGATTGATTCGTCTTTGTCATCACTCTTAAAGAAATTTAAAAAATGATTCTTTGCTTTGTTGGTTAGGTTAAACATGTTTTTTCTCCTTTATTTGAGGAGAATATACATTTATTTTTTTCTTTTAGATTTGCGATTATAAGATAGCTGATGTTCTTCTACTGCTTCATATACTCCAACCTTGGACCAATGAGCCATTACAGCTTTACTAATATCTTCTTGAAAGACTTTTAATTGACCAATAGGTAGCTCTAAAGGAACACCAATATTTTCTTGAGCTTTTTCTACTTCTTCTCTTGTTAAACTTAGGTATAGCTTGCCGTCTTGATATGCGATTCTACTCATACACCGCACATGCCTTCGCAATCATTGACGGTAACGCCGCCTAGTTCATCAAACATGGACATCTGACCATTGTCTTTTGCCTTTTCATCAATATCAATTTCACTTAGCGGTTTACCTTCTTTAGTAACAAATACAGTGTAACCCTCACGCATACCTTTAAAGCCACCATTAATTTTCTTTTCAAATTCAATAACATGTTGAAACTCTTCTGGTGAATTATCTTTTAAATACTTCCATTCTGTCCAAGTTTTATAAGGACAAAAAGTACAAGCTGATCTCGGAGGCTTTGGCATATCATGATCTTCAAACCATTTCTTACACATAGCTCTAGTAATATTTCTATCTACTAAAGGATACATATTTTTAATCCAAGGCTTTCTAGCTTCTTTCACACGATATGTTTCATCACGAGATATACCCATGATCATTTCTACAACTGTTCCTTTTTTAACACGTTGTCCTTTTTGATAACCCATATATTGCCTAATAAACTTATGAATAGGTTCTATTTTATAGTGCCCGGTACACTGACGAGTTAAGATACCCATACTGTGTTTCTTTGGGTCTTTAGTAAAAAAAGGCGGTGTTCTTGAAGTATGCAAACCTTCCGCTGCTTCAATAGAATCTTGTTCTATGTCTCCTGCACTAATAACATGAATAGGATAATTTTTAATCTTAGTCTTCATCCATTCAAACCATTCATAAACTTCTTTGGGCTCTGCCATCGTATCAGCGAATACTGCGAAGTCTGGCATAGGACCAATCTCACCATACTCGTACATAAATGCTAAAGTGCTTGATTGCACTCCTGCGCCTAAAGATAATACTCTAGGACCTTTAATTAAATCAGCCATTTTTTTATATCCTCTCCCATAACTTGCGTTGCTATATTAATCTTATTCCTTAAACTTTGTACAATCTTTTCGTCTACAGTGCCTTCAGTTACTAGATCAACATAAGTGACCTTTGATGTTTGTCCTATGCGGTGCACTCTATCCTCCGATTGTAGTCGGACTTCCAAGTCATAAGAGTTACTATAGTATATCACAGTGTGACTCTTGGTTAAAGTTAAACCATAGCCTCCTGTTTTAGGATTACCTACAAAATAACGAAGGTCTTCGCCGTTTTGAAAGTCATCAATAATCTGTTGTCGCTCTTCGTTAGGCGTGTCTCCATAAAAAGTTGCCACGGATTCTGGACCATGGATCTTTGATATTTCTCTTGCAATGTTTTCAATATCGTGTCTATAATTTGCCCAGATCAAAACCTTACCTGATGTCTCATTCAATATATTTAATAATTCTTTTATTCGGTTATTTTCTACTGGCTTTACTTCTCCGTTATCTAGTTTTACGTGCCCGCACACTATCTGATGTAGCCTTAATATTTGGGTTAGCGCTGATAGGGCTGTCAGCCTTTCTCCCTCTAGTGATGCTATGGCCATTCGCTTCATAGATACATACATATCCATTTGCTTAGGTGTCATAGGTACGTTGCGTACTTGATAAATCTTTTCTGGTAAATCAAGACAATCGTCCTTGAGCACTCTATATGAAAAATCATCTATCTTATCAGATAGTTCATCTAATCTTTGATACCTAACAATCATATTAAAATTATGCGTAGGCATGTTTCTTCTGACCATGACACAATACCTATTTTTAAAAGCCCAGAATGAACTAAAACCTAATAGGTCCTCATCAAGAAAAGCACATTGAGAATATAGGTCTATCGGGGATCTGGTGACGGGTGAACCTGTCATGATTCTTTTGTATTTAATCAAGGGTGCTAGTTTTAAAATACTTTTTGTTCTTGCTGCTGTGGGGTTTTTAATAGTTGTACTCTCATCAATAGCAACCATTGCTTTATGTGATAGGAAAAATTTCTTTGCAAATTCAACACCTTTTTTAGTGCTGAAGGCTTCAACATTCATTAAGAAAATTTTAAAATTATCGTTTGGAAGAAATACTTTTTCTAGTTTTTTTCTTTCTTCTGCTTTGTTATCAGAACCCCAAACAAAAATATCAGGAACAATATGTTCCGGTAAATGATTATTTAATTCTCTTATCCAGTTTTTGTAAACTGTCTTTGGAGCGATCACTACTAAGCTTTCAATGTGACCATTATCATACAGATAACTTGCATTATAAATAGCAACTAACGTCTTTCCTGTACCCATTTCCATGAACCAAGCAAAATTTTCTTTCTCTAAAGACGCACCTAATGCGGCTAGTTGATGAGCAAAAGGCTCGGTTTTAAACGGATAATCTTGTAACTTATTCATAACTTTCTATAAATAAATATAGTGCTTGAAATCTAGATTACAACTATTATATAATACGCTAAGAAAGAAGGAAATAATGAGCACAGTTTACGTAGTACAGGAAATGCCAGGTAGGGATATTTTGTCAGCAGATAAGTATGGCAAGCTAATCCCAGTCATGCCTCCAGGGTATCAGGTTGTTTTATCACCTGGTCCTGCAGTATCTAAGATAAAAAAAGTAATTAAAGAATATACTGACGATGATTACATTTTATGTCTTGGTGATCCTTCTCTCATTGGTATTGTGTGTGCTCATTGTGCAGAAATGAACAGAGGTAAATTTAATTTATTGAAGTGGGATAAGAAACATCAAAAGTATTATCCTATTGAAGTAGATTTACATAGGAGAACGTAATGAACAACGCATCAGTGCTAAGTTCTTTGGAAGAATCATCTAAAGACCTTAGTAAGTTAGATGACGGATCTTTGTCCTCATTGGGATCGAAGTGTCAAGAAATCGAATCAACTATTGCTGAAATGGAGAATATAGAGGCTCATCGAAAGAGTCTTAATTCAAAGCTTCAGATGTTGTACGATGAGACAGCCGATTTGCTTAGGTCAAAGAATCTTTCATCACTAACCCTTGCGAATGGATCAAAAGTGACTGCATCTGAAAAGGTCGTAGCTCATATCAAGAAAGACGTACAGGCGTCTGCCTTTGATATACTACGGGAAAAAGGATTTGGTGACTTAATCAAACGTGAGGTAAAGGCAAGCTTCGCTAAAGGCGAAGACTCTCAAGCAGAACAGTTCATTCATGCAATCGAAGAGCAAGGATTACAGCCGGTAGATAATGCCTCCATACATCCAAGCACTCTTAAAGCTTTCTTTAAAGAGCAGCTAGATAAAGGCAACCCGCACGAAATACCTTTAGATCTTTTCGGGGTACATGTTTTGAACGAAATAAAAATAAGGAGATAAATATGCGTAAGCGTAAAACCGTAAACAAAAAGAAGATGTCTGCTGCAAAAGAAGTGCAGACAAAAAAAGAAAACAGTGTAGCAGCAGTTACATTGGAAAGCCTAGAAAGTCTCTCAGGTAGGGGTCTACAAAATGTATCAACAGATACAATGGCTACACCAAGAATTAAAATCTTGATGCAGCTTTCACCTGAACTTGAAGAGATTGAAGGTGCAAAAGCAGGAATGATTTACAACACGGTAACTCAAGACCTGTTCAAATCAGATGAAGGTATCAAAATTATTCCTTGTTACTTTCAGTTGCAATACGTAGAGTGGACTGATCGTGGTCAAGGAAGTTCAGCACCTGTCAACGTCTATGATGCGAGTTCTGATATTCTTTTAAAAACTAAAAGAGATGATCAGAATAAGGATAGACTAGATAGTGGCAACTATATTGATACTTGTCACAATCACTTTGTCCTAGTGATGGATAACACTGGTATACCTTCGCCAGCAGTTATTACATTTAAATCAACGCAGCTTAAACACAGTAAGCGTTGGAACACTATGATGAAGAGACAATTCTTAAAAGGTGCTAACGGTAATTTGTTTGCAGCTCCTTCGTTCGCCAACGTCTATAAGTGGGGTACGATGAAAGAGTCTAATGACAAAGGAACTTGGTACGGATGGAATGGTCCAACTAAGGATGCCGTCATTACTGAGCTACCTAACAGTGCTGAGGTTCTTCAAATGGCAAAAGAGTTTGAAGAAAGCTGTCGTAAGGGAGAAAGAAATGTTTCTTACGAAGAGAACGAAACGGCTACTAAAAGCTCTAGTGAAGATATACCATTTTAATATTAAGGGGGCTTCGGCCCCCTAACTTTTTTAGGGAGATGTTTTGGACTACAAGAAATTTAGAGAGATATTCAGAGGGTTAGATAGAGCCTACGGAGTTTACTATAAAGGTGAAACCAAAGAAAATGGTAAACTTTCCGGTAAAGCGTATATCAAGAAAGAACCTTTATTAGAAGAATATTATGAAAACCACTTACAAGGTAAAGACCCTTCATTGGGTATTGTACCTATCATGGATGACTCCAATTGTTTTTGGGGTTGTTGTGATATTGATAAGTATCCTCTTGATTTCAAATCAATAATAAAAAAATTAAAGATTAAAAAGATTCCAATGAGTGTCTGCCGTTCTAAGAGTGGCGGGGCACATTTATTCTTATTTACTAAACAATCAGTTCCTGCAGTTACTATGCGTAACAAGTTATATGAGATTGCCGCCTACTTAGGTTATGCAGATTGTGAGATTTTTCCAAAGCAAACGGAAATCAAAGCAGACAGAGGAGATACAGGAAACTTTTTAAATTTACCCTATCATGATGGTGATAACAGCATGCGTTACGCTATGGATGATGAGGGTCAATCTTTAAGTGTGGAAGAATTCTATAAACAATATGATGAGTTAGTTTTAACACCAAAGCAATTAAAAGAGATTAGCGTAGCAGATGAGTCTCGTGAACTTAAAGATGGTCCGCCTTGCTTGGAGACTTTGATGGCAGAGGGATTTCCTGAGGGAACCAGGGACAATGCTTTATATCAATATGCTGTGTATGCAAAAAAAGCTTTTCCTGATCATTGGCAGGATAAGATTGCTGAGTTTAATCACAAGTATATGGACCCTTCTCTTTCAATAGCTCAGGTTAATAAAACAATTAAACAACACGAGAAGAAAGAGTACGCATACAAGTGTAAAGATCAACCAATGTGTTCTCACTGTAATTCTAATTTATGTCGTCAACGTCAATTTGGTATTGGTCCTGACTACGAACATAAGTTTGGTGATTTAACAAAGTATCAGTCCGATGAGTCTGTTTGGTTTTTAAATGTTGATGGGCAAAGACTAGAGCTCACGACTGATCAGTTGTTTGATCAAGCAAAGTTTAGAAAAGCTTGTATGGATAATTTAAATATTTTACCTAACCCGATGAACACCAGGGACTGGACTGCTCGTATTCAACAGTTGCTACAGTCTGTGGAGATAATTGAAATGCCTAAAGAAGTTAGAAAGGAAGGTCGGTTTGAACAGCACCTTGATAACTTTATCAATGATCAAGGCAAGGCGATGAATATTGAAGAGATATTGATTGGTAAAGCGTGGTCTGATGAAGGTAAAATATTTTTTAAGATGTCTTCTTTAGAAGAATATTTACAGAAAAAAAGATTTACTGATTTTACAACAACACAAATGGGAGCTCGAATCAAGCAACTCGGTGGTGGTGACACAAGAAAAAGAGTTAGGGGTAAGGTTGTTTACATGTGGTATGTACCTGACCAAGGAACAGAAGAAGTTAATCTTGAACTACCAAGTATGAAAGAAGACATACCTTTTTAATGGATAACACTACAATTATATTTGGTCCCCCAGGGACTGGTAAAACAACAAAGCTTCTTCGTATTGTTGAAGAGGAATTGGAACGTGGAACACCGCCCGACCGCATAGGTTATTTTGCTTTTACTCGTAAGGCTTCTTCGGAAGCCATTACACGAGCATGTTCAAAGTTTAATATAGAAAGAAAACAATTTTCTAATTTTAGAACACTACATAGTTTGGCATACAGATCACTTAAACTTGATAAGACAAATGTGATGAAAGAAGAACATTATAAAGATTTA